TTAGTGTTTGCCCCTCACTCCGTCATAGACGCGCTCGCAGGTGAGCCCTGCTGCGCGGGCGCGGTCAGCAGCTTCTGCCATTCCACGCCCTTCTGACTCCATCTCACCAAGCACCCGGACGAACACTGCGGCGGCGTCTTCCCTTGCCGTGCGCTCGCCGGCAGTTCCGGCATTGCAGGTAGCGAGCTGGGTGGCAAGGCTGCTGGCCTGTTTGCGCAGCCCGTCAGCAGCAACCCCAGCATCAGCAGCACGACGCTGCAGATCTTCAAGTTGGTCATGACCCTTTTGCCCCTCTGCGTCTGCGACGCTCTGTTGTTGCCGCTCGACGACGCGAACGATTGAGACGGCATCGACCTGGCCCTGGGCGATCCCTTCACCTAGCCGCCAGCCGTTGACCTTCCAGCCGGCCAGAAAGCCGAGGCCCGCGATGACGCCAAGAAGCATCGCCCGATCTGCCAGCGCGGCGATCATGCGACCACCCCGCCGCACGCCGTGTACATGGCGACCAGATCACCCTCGGCGCACGGTTCGGCAGCGCGCTCGTCTGCGTAAATCTCCAGCAGGCTTGCCAGTGCGTGCTCGCGCTGGCCGTAGCCGGCACCGGGCAGGCTCGCCCAGATCGGGGCGGCCAAGGCGATGGCATCAGCGATGCGGCCCGCCTTGATCGCCGGCAGCGCCTTGCACTCGGTCAGCAGCTTCACGGCAGCCAGATCCTGCGCTTCGGGAATGAAGCGGCCCTTGAAGCCATAGACACGCACGATTGCGCGCCAGGTGCGGTACAGGAACTGGTACCGGCCGGCAGCAGTCGACGCGATACCGTAGCGCGGCAGCTGTATCAGGCGATTCGGATGCGCCGAGTAGTCGGCGAATGTGATCAGGCGACCAGGCAGCGAGCCAACGATTACGTTATAGCCATCGTCGGACTGCACCAGGATCTTCTCGCCCAACTCAGACCAGGCGAGCATATCGAGGAAGGCGAGCACATTCGGGCCACCCGCTTGGGCAGCAGAGATTCGGGCCATTGGTTTTCTCCAGGCACAAAAAAGCCCGCACAAGGCGGGCTATCGAATGCCGCTAAGCGGCGGTTAAATCACGGGCGGCGGCTCACACTCGAAGCTCACAAACACCTCTTGGGGTTCAGCTTCCCGGGCAGCATCCCAGCCGAACGAGAAACCGATGAACGAGCAGAGCAGCCCGAGGGCAACGAGAATGAGCACCCGCAGTGCGGAACTCGCGAGCGTGCTAGATGCGGTGGTGGTTGTGCTGGAATTCATGACATATCCCTATCCGAATTGCCATCATTGGCAATTCCAGCATAGCAGGCACAAGCGGTCAGGCGTGCCGCACATACCCACGAGCCCGGTTGAGCCGGACTGTACGGGCGGTGGTTCCCGTAGACTTGAAGAGGCTGACCTCCCAGAACGCAGGAGCGCTCGTCTCGTAGACAACGGGCGGAGTCGGCACAGTGATCGTCGTTACAGCGCTCGTCGTGCGGTTCACAATTCGAACCACGACGCTGCCCCCCGAGGCCGAGAATGCTGCGTCGAAATCAATCGTGTACGTCACGCCTGCGGTGGGCACTACACCGGTTGAGACTGAGCCTTCGTCGCTCTCAGCCTCCGACTTCGAGAACGACCAGTTGAGCGTGAAAGCCCCGCCGTTGGTCGTGTCCGTGTATGTCACTTCGAGCGCGAACACACCCAGTAGAAATGCAGACACGGCGACACCGAAGCGCTGAGCAGCAACACTCAGCGTCTGTATCGACACGTCAGCGGTCATGCGGACTGCGGTCACTTTGTCCATTGGCACAGTGAGAAGCGCATCTTGGAAGAAGCGCGTGAGCGCAAAGCCGTTAGCTGTCGAGCCTGTTGTCAGCTGCACGCTGCCACCGGCCCCAGCCACGAGCTGCACGCCAGCCGCCGTGCCGCTCGCCGCAACGGGTGTGCCCTGCGGTATCTCTGCCGCCGGCCAGTTCGTCGGCACGAATACCGGATCACGCGGCGCAGTTGCGACCGTTGTCGTCAACGCCGGGAACAGCGCCTGGGCATCAGCGTGAAACGCCACCCCTTGCCCGCTCTGTTCTATAGCCGAGCCACCGACTTGGCCGTTGTAGATCGCCAAGAGGCGGTCTTCACCGCCATCGCCCCCAGCTTGGTTGAGGGGGTACGCCACAACCATGCCACTGCTGTTCGTGACATAGATGTCGAAGCCGGTGCCGGCCCGGACGTAGTAGACCGAGTCGGCCTCAAGCGGCGACGGCAGCGCACCGACGTACTTGTGATGCCTGATCACTGCCATGGGATCACCAGTTGTTGTTCGCCCAGCGAGTGGTTACGCCCTGCCCCGCATACGTCATGCCTTCGGCATCGGCACCGATCAGGTCAAGCGTGGCTTTGTTCGAGTGGCTGTGCGCCTGGCCGACAGCGGAATCGATCTGCGCGGGCGTTGAGCTTGGGCCATCGACCAGCGACGCCCAGCTCAGCACAACGTCCATGCTCTCGTACTCTGCGATCTTGTACGTCTGGTCGGCCGTGGCGTCATAGGCATACAGGGCTGAGCCGGCATCAACCGTCGGATCTGCGCTGGCATCAACCACGAGGATCATCGCGTTGACTTCGAGCGTATCGATCAGCGCATCGCGGGCGGCGATATCATCGACGATCTCGACCGAGTTGCTCGCCCCTTCCCAACCCGCCAGCGCGGCGGCGATCAGCGCATTGATCATCGCCGAGTTGCCGACGGCACGAGCGACGCCAGCGGCATTCGTCAGATAGCTCTCCGCATAGCTACCGTTCTCGACGTAGTAGAACGAGTCGGGCTCCAAGGAGCCCGGCAGAGATGTGACTTTGAAAAACTTTACTTGAGCCATGAGGCCTCCTGTTACCAATCGGCACCAACCCACTCAGCGGGCGGCACATAAAGCCCGTTTGGGCGGTTCTGGATCTGGTTGTCTTGGTCGGGGCTGATCGTGGCGCCGTCCACGCCGTTGCGGCCGGGCGGCCCCTGCTCGCCGACAGTCACGGCTTGCACTTCCGGCACCTCAAGGGCGACCAGATGTTCGCGCTCAATCGCACCGCCAGGGCCAAACGCTTCGAGGGTTGCTTGGTAGTCAGCACTCATGGCGGCATTCCTGCTGGCCACCGCCCCGATAGAAACGGGTCACCGTGCTGTCGCTGAAGGTGACATCGAGCGTGTACTGCCAGGCGCCACCGAGCTGGGAAGTCTGGGCGGGCGTCAGCACACGAGTGACGGTGCCGGGCTCTGGACTTTCGAGGCCTGCACCGAGGGTCAGCACCATCAGTTCAGTGCCGTCGCGTGTGAAGCGCATGGATACCGAGGCGCCGGCCAGGTCAACGGGCGGTCGATATACCAGCTCGCCGCCAGTCGGCTGCATGCCTGTACCGGACAGCGCGTTGATCTCCAGCACACCGTCGTCAACCCGCGCAGCCCGCCACGGCAACGCGCTACGCGGGTCGCGGTTGATGTCCTGCATCCCCGTGACACTGCGCACCCACACTGGCCAAGCACCTGCCAGACCATGTTCGACGGTAAGCCGAACACCGTTCGGGCCGGCAGCGATGGCGGTTATAGGCTTGTAGACAAACACCGGCTGCATCAGCCGCATGGTGTCGCGGTACGTCGTGCCCGGAACGACGGGCAGGTCTAAGCGGGCCGGCTGCATGTGCTGGCTCCTTTGCTGATAGTAAGGGGGGTTGTGAGGCCGGAGGGGTCAGGCGGTTTGTGCGGTGAGCGGCGTGACGATTACGGTGATGGCTTCAGCTGAAACAGGCTCAACTCGAACAAGGAACGGGGTCTCACTTGCATACTGCAGAACCCCAGCACCACCCGACTCGAACTCGACATTCGAGTACACCGTTTGCCCGGCCGACACTTCGCTGATGCTGAACGCAGCAGCACCAAGCATCAGAACATATGCCGTAGCGTCGGCATGAAACGGGTACGTATAACCGCCGGAACTCACGAACGGCGCTACACGCTCTTCGAGCATGACCCACTCCGTAAATCCGCCTTCATCGCCTGGCTCGTCATACGTCGCGATCCAAACCCGGTCAGAGCGCTCGCTGTCGATGTAATGAGAGCCCCTCGGTGCATAAAGGCCGGCGACTCGAGGGCTGCCCGTGCCCTCATAAATATGCGTTTCGCTCATGCTGCTACTCCCGTTGTAAGAATTTGCCCGGTGGCGTTCGTCAGCACATCGCCCGATGCGTTTGTGAGCGCGCCCGCAGGCTCGCCCCCCTCCAGCGCAGCAACGCGCGATAGCAGATCCGCGATCTGCCCGGCCTGCCCAATGAGCTGATCCTGTTGCGAAGCGATCAATGCCTGCTGGCTATCGAGTCGCTCCTGCACCCCCTCCAAAAAGCCGGCAGTCACAGACACATAAGCGACGCTGCCCTCCGGCCAGCCCTGGTCGTCAGTGCCTTCCCGCCCCCGCACCAGCGTTGCGACACCGCCAACCACCTCAGCCCGCACGATTTCCCAGCGGACTGCGTTGAACAGGGCATCGGTGAAGGTGATCAGATATATGCCGTCCGGCAGATCGATCGACATCGATGTCGACCCCTCGGCCAGCGCAAACAGCGTCATCCAGTTGTTGACGAATTTCTGCATGAGAGGCCTCTAGACCCAGCTGATTGAGGGGTAACCGTCCGGCCACCCGTAGTAGTCATTTGCCCGCGCAACCTGCCCGGTCACCGGGTTGCCGGTGCCCAGCACCCAACGCTGGCCAGCATCGGAGAAGAAGCCGCGATAGAACGGCCCGACAGATGTTCGCGGACGATCAACCAAGCGATTCATGGTGCCAGGCACCACACCGGCCGGGCCGATTGCCGGCCCGGAGTACGCCTCGACCTGCATCAGGTCGCCGCCGCCTGGATAGTCATACGGCTCACGCGAGCGGCACAGACTGGCTACGTTGTTGGAATGCGCGGCTAGCCACAGCAGCCGCACGTCCTGCTCGCGCAGCACGTTACCCATACCAGGCAAGGTGAAGATGTAGGCAACCGAGCCCATCACCAGACCCTGCCCGGCGCGGAACACCGCAAACGGCTCCGGCACGATGCTGGCCCCGGCGGCGTAGGTACCCGACCAGTCCGACACATCATCATCAAGACCAGACTCGCTCACAGTGCGAGAGACACTGAGCGACGCCCCGACCTGGTCAATCGCCAGCTGCTCGCTCAGGTAGCGTTGATCGACAACGCTGCCGCCATACAGCAGCTCGAACTCAGTGCTGCGAGTCAGATCCCAGTGACGATCATCCACGGCCGATGAAACGTAGTCGTAGGTTGCGAGCTGCCGGCGGCTGTAGCGGGCCGTGCGCACGTTGCCCTCGACGTCATACCAGGCCGTGAGCAGCGCCGAGGTCTGCTCGGTCTCTTCGTCGCGGTTGCGGCTGCCGCCACCTGGCGCGGTTACGTCGCTCAGCGAGTACGTCGGGTTGCCGAGTGCGGTTTGCCGACTCTCCAGAACCGTCAGTTGCAGGTGCAGGTCAGGGTCGCCATCCGGCCCGAACAGTTGCTTGTCGACGGCAACCTCTACCAGCCCGCAGTACCCCTCCGGCGCGCCGCCGGGCGATGAGCCCGGAGCCGTGCCAGTTGGGTGAGGTAGCGAAGTGCCACCCGAGCTGGGCGCAGTCATGCGAAGCGCGAACAACAGCCGGTTCTGGAACGCCCCCAAGAAGATCCAGCCGATGAAGTAGTCAGCGCCCTGCCCAACCAGCCGCCACCCTCCAGTAGATTTGGCAGCGCATAGAGGCTGATCGACGCCCTGCCCAAGTTCGGCGTTTGAGAAACCGCGCATGACAAGAGCCGGTGTGCCGTCGCTGTTAAGCCAGGAGAGGGTCAGCGCCGAGCCGCTGAAACTCGGGTAGTTGAGGATCTGCGGGCGCCGAGGATCATCATCGGCCCACCACAGAGGCGCAACCTGCCGCGCGGTGTTATAGAAACCGCCGCCATCCGGCACCAGGCCAGCCCAGAAATAGCCATCGCGCAGGATTGCCCGCCCCCACCACGCCCCGCCGACGGCCTCGACAACAGGGTCTGGAATGTCAGGGCGCCCCATGTCGAATGCCCAGGTTACACGGGCAGCAGCATTGAACCGAGGCAGAGACATACTTTCACCGCCGGCCAGCTCCAAGGTGCTGACGTCGCCGAAGGTGATCACCCTGCCATGCCAGGGCCAACCGATTGCGACGATCTGATCGTCATGCCATTCACGGAGCATTGGGGAAAACCCTCGTTTCCAGCCTTCCCGCGGCGTCCTCCATGATCAGCTCCTTCGTCGGTTTTCGAGTGAAGGCCACCAGGCCTTCGCTTGACCACTCAAGGCGATCAGGATGAACAGTGCGCGACACCTCGGTGATTGGGCTCACGAGCCCACCGCCACCGGTCGATGGCACCCGCGCCGGGTTCCAGCTTCCGACGCCCATGGCCGGCCCGCGGGTTCCGCGTCGCTCAAGCTGGGGCAGCTGCGCGTTTTTGCGCGGCGACTTCTCCAGAGCGTTGAGGTCGTCCTTGATACCGCGGCGCTCGTCTACCAACCGTTGGCCAATGCCGCGCCGCTCATCGACCAGGCTCTGCCCTGTCGCCCTGCGCTCGGCGCCGCCGGTTGCGGCACGACTGGCGGCCATGCCTTGAGCAATGCCACGCCGCTCATCTGCAAGGGTCATAAGAACTCCAGCTCATCATTCGGCACAGCCACCCGAAACCGGGCAGACGTGCTCAGCCCCAGTTCGTCAACATAGAACTCGTTGATCTCGGGAGACTCGACACGGAAATCGCGCGGGTATTGCTCAGAACCCGGAAACGGCGTGTCGTAGTTACCGCTGAACCCCGGCAGCGATTCGTCAAAGGGGGGAGAATCTGGGCGCCCCCCCATTTGCGTAACCAGGTTGCGCGGGCCAGATCGCCCCGGACCATCCGGAACCGCCGGCGGCGCCGGAACTGTGATGGGGTCAGTGACACCCCCACCACCACGGCTGACACCGAGCGTGATCGTGGTGATCGCCGTCTGATCATCGATATTCAGCTCATGCGTCAGCAGCCAGACTGGTGCCTGGCAGCGACAGCGCTGATCCTCGATCCGCAACGTATGCTGGAGCGTCACCCCGATGGCGTCGCTGGTAGGCACCTGAAACGACAAACGATTGCCTCGGTGGGCTTTGAGTATCTGCGTGTAAGCGGTGGCCACCGCGCAGACAAGTGCTTGCTGCCAGCGGGATTGCTCACGCAGATTAACAACCCAATCACCCGGTGCTTCGTAGCTGCCACCCGCCTCCAGCCCCTTCCAGCCGGCCTCGGCAAAGGTGTTGACGCGCTCTTGATCAGAGCTATCGACAGCAACACGGTCACGCATACTGACCTCGCCAACCGCCTCGATACTGGCGCTCGCCTCAACCCGGATGGCGTAGTTTTCCGTCACCGACTGCACCCAGCGCCGAGCGGCAGTCCACGACCCACCCAGCAACAAATCAGCGTAAGTGTTTGTCCAGACGAATTCAGGGTCACACCACTGCCCAGCGTTCTGTCCGCCTTCCAGCGTCAGAGGCAGGCGATACCACTCTTTGTTAAAGATCGCACCGTAACCGGCCCCAGTCGTTCCCTCCTCGACCATCGGAATATCGGGTAGCTCGCCTGCGCTCAGATGCCAAACGCAGAACCCACCGATACCGGTGAGCCCATCGAGATCGGGGTGCCGCCAGTTGAAGTTGTCACGTCGCTCCCGCAGTTTCGGGTAACGCCACAACGCGTCCAGCTCCACGAGGTTTGTGCACTCATCAAGATCAACCGGTGCCCAGACCAGCGTCCGGTCGAGCGTCACACCTTCGCCGAACACAAAAGCCGGCGCGGTCGCCTCCCATGGAGTCACAACCAGCCCTCCGCCTGGTAGACGGTTCAGGCTCGCGGCTCGGCTGCCGAGGCGTTCCTGGGCGTAGTCCCAGCGACTGCGGCCGACCGGATCCTCAAACATATCCGGACTCCAGCTGCCCGCTACCAAAGCGTTGACCTGCGCTACGCTCAATGCCTCAACTGCTCCCTGCAGGCGGTCACTGCACAACAGGTCGATTACCCCATCGACCGGCTCGAACGGCGGGCGCACGACCCATCCATCAAATAGAAGGTAGTGAACCCAGACGCCACCGCGCCATTCCAGATAGTGCAAGCTTAGAGACTTCCCCGTGTACGATGCTGGATCGACCGGCCCAGGATCGAGTAGCAGCGAACAGTCGGCCAAGGTGGCCGCGCCGCGCTCTTGCTCAACTCGCACAATCCCCGTCAACAGGTGGCTGACATCCTCATCAGCCAGCAGCGCGCGGACGTCCCAGATGATGCAATCACGCGGCTCAACTACAACCGGCCCGACTCCCCCACCCATGCTGCCTGCATTGATGGGCGCGCCGTTGATCACCAATCCGTTGATCATTCGCCGCGCTCCTCGGCCGTGAACGACCAGCTATGCACGTTGGTGCTGGCATCGAGGCCACGAGTCGGGCGCGCCATCAGCACGATAAACACCGGCATCCAGCACACCTGGTACTCCAGAGCGCCTGGCACTGGCGTAATGGTCACAGCCCTGGTTGCCGGGTTCCAGGCAATGGAAGCTGACACCCAATCACGCCCGGTGTACGCCAGCGCCCAAGGCTCGACGTCGGGTCGCGCGTTGCCAGGGATCACCGTATTCAGGCTGGTGGTGTGCAGCTCCATCTGCTGAGTACAGCGCAGCTCCAGCGGCTGGGTGTAGTCCAGCGCTGCCAGGCCCGGCCCCATCCAGCCCTCGCCGGAAACGGTGATCTGCCAGAGCTTCTGCCAGTGCTGGAACTTAACTGCCCGCCCACGGCTTCGACGCCTCACCGGGCCGTCACCCAAAGGGGTGTAGGTTTGCTGAGGAACGCCATGCTGCAAGCGCAGCGGCACGCCGCCGAGCATCACGGAAGGCTTGGCCATTCAATTACTCCAGGCATGAAAAAGCCCGCACTGGGCGGGCTGGTTGGGTCAGCGTGCGCGGCCAGGGCTGCCACGCTTCAATGCCTCTCGCCGCAGCGATTCAGCGGTACTACGCGGCATGCGGATTGGCGCCGGGCCGTGGCCGAGATCGATCACCATCGAGCCCCAGTCCTGATCGGCACCCCCGCCCCCGCCTCCGGCCAACTGCTGCTGCAGCACCGGAGCCAGGGACGGGATGGAGGGCACGGGAATGTTCCCCATAACCCCACCCGTCGCGAACTTCGGTACCCGCAAGCCATTCAACTGGTGAATTAGGCTGGCCCCGTAGTGCTGTACCGCCCGAGCATTGATGATGCCCTCGCCGTTCGAGATCCGAGCCAGGATGCCGTCGCTGGTACCCGTTCCTGGCCCACGAGCCACACCGCCGCGCGCGAACTTTGGCACCTGCAGGTCACGAATGATCGTATCCTGAGGCGCCACCAGATCCTTGATGATTGGCCCTTCCGGGCTAACCACGCGCACCGGGATCACCACCTCTTTCTGGTTCAACTGCGCAACCAGAGTTTCAATGGCGGAACGCACCTTTTCCAGGCTGGCTTCGTCGGTCATAACCGACACAGGCATGTCCTTGAGTTCCTTCGCCTGATCCTTCAGTGCCTGCATCTCGTAGCGAATGTCGGCCAGCTTGTCCTCGGCATTGCTCTCGGCAATTGAATTGGCCTCAAGCTCGATCTCACCCAAGCTACGGATGAAGTCTTTGATGCCTACCGTCATACCCAGGTCGCCGGCTTCTACCAGCTCGCGAATAACCTTCAGCGCCTCCTGCGCCTGCTTCTGAGCACCAGCAATGTCGCCATTCGCCAGTGCCTGCTCGGCTGATTGCCGCAGGCTGAGAGCCGTCAGATAGTTCTGATCGCCTTTCGGGCCACGGCTGAGATCTGCAATAGCCTGCTCATACCGCTGCTCGATAGCCAGGCGCTCATCACGCACCTTCTGCAGGTCACCCAGCGCCTTTTTCTCAGCAGCCACCAACTTCTTGGCCGCGCTTTCTGCGGCCTTGACTTGCTCACCTTGCAGTTTTTTCAGCTGCTCGATGTAGCTCCGGTAGCTCGCCAACTGCCCATCACGAGCCGCTTCTGCCGCGGCGGCGGCAACCTCGGTCAGAAACTCAACCTCGGCGTTCATACCGGTCAGACTCTCAATAATCTTCTGCCGCTCGCCCTCCAGCATCGACCGTCGATTTTTGAGCTCTTCTTCCGAGTAGATCGCCCTGGCAATCAGGTCGCCAACACCCCAGCCGGACAGAGCGCGATCCACGCTGGCGATCTGGCGTTCGATGTCCGATAGCGCATCAGTGCTGCCCATCAACTTCGCGACGAACACCCCAATGTCTTGCCCCACCGCAGCCAGGTCGCTGAAGCTGGAAATAGCCACCGCAGCAAGCTTGAGGATCAAGCTGGAAATGGTCGTGATCGCCTCGGCAACTGCCGGCTCGCGCAGGGTAGACGCCAGCTGATTCAGTGCATCAGTGAACGGCTTGAGATCAGCCTTGCCAACCGCCTCCTGCCAGGCATTCATCACCCGCACAAAGCCGTCACCACCGGTAATGGTCATGTTGTCGACCGCTTCACCCAGGCGATCCATCTGGCTGATTAGCGCCGGCACAAACACATCGGTAGTCAGCTCGCCGGCCTTGGCCATGGCCGCCAACTCTTCCCGCGTCTTGCCGAGCCCTCTCGCCATAGAGTCCGCCAAAGCAGGCGCCACGCGAACCATGGAGTTGAATGCATCCCCGCGAAGCACACCATCCTGAAGCGCAGAGTTGAAGTTGTTGATGACCTGCGTCGCCCGCTCACCCTTGGCAGCACTGGCCACCAGGCCAAGGCCCAGTGTCTCGGTGAAGCGCAAAGCATCAGCGCTCGAAAACCCGCGCTCACGCAACTGGCTGAGCGAGCCGATGTAGACCTCGGCATTGTTGGTCATCGTGGTGAAGGTGCGATCACTCATCGCCCGCAGGCTTTCCAGACCTTTCTCGTACTCCTGCTGCGAGGTCGAAGCCAGCTTGATCCGGTCGGTGAGTTCCACCCACTGATCAGTCTGCCGTGTTACTCCACTCACCGCCCGGAAAGCCCCATATGCGGTACCGACAGGTGCCAGCAACCCGGAGACGCCACCACCAGCGCGGGCGCGAGACTGCTCAGCATTCAGATCGCGCATCGCGCGCTGAGCCTCACGAATGCGCTGCGTCATATTGCGCTGCGCAATCGCCAACTCATTTGCCGTAAGCCGTCCGCTCCCCTTCAGCAGCTCGTACTGCTGGCGAACGCGAGCCACTTCAACCTGTAGTGCCCGGTAGCGATTCACACCAAGGTCGGTTCGCGCAGTTTCAACCGCAGCCTGCCGCGCCTCGCGCTGCGCCTGCGCCAACTGGGCCAGGCTTGCTCGTGCTGCGGTATGTCGCTGAATAGCCGCGGCGGCGGCTCGCTGTTCCTGAGAGTCCTGCTGCGCAATGGCTGCGCGCATATCCCTCAGGCGGCCCAGTGTTTCACCGACCTGCCGGCGATAGGAGGATTCAGCCTCACTGCGCTGACGGGCACTTAAAGTGCCATCTGCCTGGATCAGGCGATACTGCTCACGCAGCTTTACCAAGGCTTGCTGTTCAGCAGCAATTCGCCCAACACCGAGAGCACGCTGAGCATCCAGCGCCCTGGCCTGGTCTGCAAGGGCTGCTGTTGCAGCGGCTTCCTGCTGAATTTGACGTGTAACTTCGGCACGCCCAGGCGGCACTGCGGTTGCAGCACGCAACTGCCGCAACAACTCAAGTGTTCTGGTTACGCTGGCCCGGTAAGTCGCTTCGGCTTCACCACGCTCTTTCGCCGAAAGATTGCCCTCGGCAGTCACAAGCCGATACTGCTCGCGCAGCTGAACCAAGCGCCTCTGGGCCTGTTCAATACCACCGACACCCAGTGCTTTCTGGGCATTACGCAGATCAGCATCGGCCCGGCCGGCGGCTACGTTCTTGCTCAGCTCATCGCTCAAGCGACGCTGTTCGGCCGCAAGGTTACTGGTATCGATGCCTGCCGCCTGCAACTCGCGCCGACGGGCAGCCAGGCGGGTCTGGGCCGTCGTCTCGGCACGCTCCAGGCGCCGCAACTCAGTTACTGCATCGCGGTAACTATTGGTGAGTTCCTTGGAAGGGCTTGCGGTTCTGGCCAGCTCATTGCCGAGTTCCCGCACTCGCTCGCGGGCTGCGCGACTGTCCTTTTCTACACCCTCAAGGGATTGCTCAAGCTCACGAAATGCATTGACCTGCTTAAGCGGCTTGGCGACCTCTTTAACTAGGTCGGCGTATTCCTTACGAAAGCCGGCGACGCCTTTGACGGCATCATCTACGTCCGCTACCAGCCTCAGCTCAACATCAGACATAGATCACCCCTTGACCGCCTTCAGGTACAACGACCACGGATAGTCCAGAACACGCTGATGCCCCAGGCGGATCAGCGCACAAATCGTGGAGTCGAGATTGGAGATGCTGGCCTCTAGACTTTGTAAGCCTTGGCCAGCATTGCGAAAAAATCAGGGTTCACCTCTTTGCAGGCCTCAACGACCACAGCCAGGTCGCTCGGCCTCATCTGCTCTACCTGCTCTGCCGTCAGGCTGGTGAAATCCACCAGATCCTGCAAACGAACATCCAGCAGGAGCTCATCAACAACATCCCCCGTCCCAGCGCGAGCCAAGATGCTGCGCACTCCAGCAACAGTCACCTCACGCACGGTTACTTCGATGTCACCAGCGCCAATCGTTTTGGTCTTTCCCAGGCTCGCCATGAATTTCTCCGGACATAAAAAAACCCGCCGAAGCGGGTTACTTTTTGGATTCTTCTAATGATCGGTACAGTTCCTGATCGATTAGAGCGGTCGGGCTGATACCCTCGATTTCTTGCCCGAGAGCATTCAGAGCTGCAACAGCGCCCAAGAAGCTCTGGCGGGCAGCAGAAATGGATTCAAGCGCCTCTTTCTGCTCATTCAAGGCCTTAAGCTTTCTTGAGTACGCGGCATCACGGATGTACTCATTATCGGAGTCCATGCCTGAGCTAGCAGCTTCAGCCTGATTCGCAGCACTGGAGAATTGGAGCGTAGCGCGCATTACTCCAGCAGCAGAACGGACAACCTCTTGCCCCTTCTTCATGTAGCCAATCGACTGATCAACTGCCGCATTCTTTGGCTCCAGTATCGAGACCCGAACGATTGCAGAGTCAATTTCCTTGACTGCGTTGTCAGCCTTACCGAAGTACTCGGCAAAGGTCATCCCCCCCGATCCATCTAACGCCGCAAGTACGTTCTTCACATGCGCTGATGCCAGGCGAACCTCGGTTTCAACGGCACCGTAGGTCTGGCGGTTCTGGTAGTAGCCGTAACCAAACCAACCTCCGACAGCGATAACCACTGCCAGAATCACCGCAAGCAGCCCTGAACCGTTTCCGCCTCGCCTAGGGCTTGAACTGGCAGCTACAGCACCCGCTGCCTTTCCAAATTTGCTGTAGACGATCCCACATTTGAGGCAGGCTTCAGGCGAGGCCTGGTGCTCGGCCAGCGTAGGCTCGTACTTACATTTTGGACACTGCATCGGGTTTCCCTCCCTATGGATATGGCAGGGACTCTAGCCGATCAGAGCCCAGTTCGAAACATGGCCATCCATGGCCGCGCCGGATTACTCCACGTCCTTGATCACCATGTACTGCGACAGGCCGGTGCCAACCTTGGTGGGGTCTTTCTCCGCCTTGGCTGTGAACTCCATACCCTGGAACTCGTCACCAATGAAGCCAAGCGTGGCAGGCGAGTGGTTGATGCGGAACACCTCGATCACAACCGGCTTGTTACTGCGCGCCTCGTTGAGGCCGACGAATACCTGGCGGAAGCGCTTACCCGACTTGGTGAGAGCCTGGATGGTGGCGTGCTTGGAGTACGAATAGTCCACCTCAACGTCCATGCCAGCATCGGTAACCGCACCACCCTCTGCGATGACCGGGAATCCTGCCGGGTCGAGGGTGTAGTCGGTATCCAGCACCAAGGCAGGCCCGCCAGCAGCTGGAGTCACCACCACATTTGTAGCGCCCGGGTTGCCGAGCATGAGCAGCGCGCCAGGGTAGGCCTTATGCTCCTCACCAGTCGCGGTACCGGCGGCCACATCTGCGCTGCTGCCATACAAGGCACGCGCCATGTTGGCTTTCTTGAAGTGACGGGCGTTGTAGTTCACGTTCAGCGAAGCGATACGCTGTACAGATGAGTCCAAGCCGCCACCCGGCGTAGTGTAATCCTGCTCCTCAATCTCTTGAGGGGTCGCCTCGTAGGTCAGTGAGTTGACGTTACCGATGAAGATCAAGCCCTTTGGATCATCGAGATCTTCGAGATACAGCTTGCCAACACCAAGGTAAGCACCGCGCAAATCAGTCATTGCTCACCCCCTGATCACCGACCTTGCCTTGACGCTCGAGCCAGATTTTCCGCTCTTCGGTCACCTTGATTTTGTCACCCTTTGCACAAGGCTTTCCCTTGTGGGTGTGCGGGCCGTTGAGGGTCACCTCAACGAGAGGACGCTCAGGCTCTTCACCGCCTGGCGCAGCTGTCGGGGCGACAGCGGTTTTACTGGTCATGAGTCATGCTCCATTCTGATGAATGATGATGTGGAGTTGCAGTGGGAAAAGCAGGGTGCCGGCTGCCAGGCCGTCACCAGGGGGGATCATCTGGGCGGGTTCGAAGCTGACCTTGTAGGGGCCAGGCCGGCCCCACGGGTTGGGCAGTCCGCCACCGACCATCACGCAGCGAGCGATGTCGCAATAAAGCTCTTCGAGCAGTTCACGGTAGTTTTCGCCACCCTCCACGGCCCCAACCAATCGCCGGCCGATACGCAGCTCCCGCGCATCCCCTGCGTCATCGCCAGGCACGTACAGGCCTGGCTGCAGGGCAATGAAGGGAAAAACCAAGTCATCGTCCTTCATCAGGTCGCTGAGCCAGCCTTCCTTGATGCGCGTTCCGGCGTCGGTCAGGTAGCCGTTGGCGGGCGTGATCTGCCCGAGGCGGGCGACCAGTGCCTGATCCGCCTGTTTGATTGGGTTGGTCATAGGTCAATGCGCCTCAGTTGGCGTTCGATCTCGGCTTCGAGCTTGGGCTCGGCATCCGCGCCGATATCGTCGAGCTTGGTGTTGAGCACCTGCGACGGCGAAGGGCCGTGCAGGATCTCCACGGGCAACCGCGGCTTGCCGATACGCTCGGCAATCAGGCCACCGGCCGGCCCGACAGGCGCGATGAATGCTCCCTTGACCAGCTCAGTCCAGCCCTTGCCAACATCCACCCGCACGCCTGCTGCGACACGCTTGCCGTTCTGCCCTCGCCGCCATAGCTGCCGGTGCGGGAACTGGCTCAACGTAACGCCGCGCTTACGCGCGTAGATGATCACGCGCAGGTTTTCAGGCGTAGCCGGGAGGAAGTTGACTTCGTTCTGGATGTAGCTGGGCTTGAGGTTGATTTCGTCGCGAATCTCGCGCCAACTCTGGGTGCGCGTGCTGCGGCCTACGGTGTTGAGTGCCAGCTGGATGGCACGCCGGAGCTTGTCCGGCGCGGCATCGAAGCGACTCGCGTCACCTCGAAACTCCACCCGCACGCTGTCATAGCCGGCCATCAGGTCACCTCCAGCACAGACCAGCGCTCGACTAGACCATCGGTGTCGATGAAGTCATCGAGCTTGAACCGGCCTTCGGCCAACTCCAGCAGCCCGCCGCGCTTGCCGCTCACCTGGTGGGTGCGCAGCGAGGCGACGATCTTCACCGAGCGGAACATGCCGTCGGCACCGGTCACCACTACGTCGCGGCCCAGCATCACCTCGCAACACTGCTGGGCGCCGCCAGGCGGCGTGTAGGTAGGCTTGCCTTGGCAGCGATCCTCCCCGAACACGCGGAAGAGGCTGTCGTCAGCACGCCGCATGAGTCGGTCGAAATCGCTGCTCATGGTCAGTCGCCCGAGTTGTCGTCGCCGGTGCCATCGACACCGCCGGCCGGCGTGCTGTCAGCAGCAGCCTTGCCCTTCTCCAACGCACCAACCTCTTCGATCACGCCACGTTCCAGCAGCTCTTTTACCAGGGCTGCCGGCACGTCCTGCGGCTCAGGCGAGCTGCGAATGACTACCTTCTTACCACCCGCCTTGGGGATGCCATGGATGGTGGTTTTCACGATGTATTGCTTTGCCATGTGCTTTCTCCTGCAGGCGCACCGCAGTGCGCCTCAGTGTCTGAGGCCTGGTCAGGCGACCAGAACGAAGGTGAACTCGTCGGCGTCGAACAACACCGGCACCGGGGCGGTCTGCGTTTGCAGCCACTCGACGCTGGGGTTGTCGGTGTACCAGTTGGATGGGTAGCGCTCAGCTGCCGCGATGCCGTTGGCGTTGGCCTTGGCGTCCTGAATACCGCCGTAGGCCATCACGTTGTCAGCGCTGGACGGCGCGACCAGCACACCGAACTCGGGCATGAAGTTGGTCTTCTGGGCGGCGTCGTTGGTGTACTTGCCGGTGTAGACGATGATTTCGTACTCACCGAAGAAGCCCTTGCGCATGACTTCCTTCTCCAGCTGCGGGCCGAGCTCCAGTTGGCTGGTGCTGCCACGGCGGGTGTCCAGCTTCTCCTTCACCGCCTTGAAGCGGGAGAACAGACGCCAGGCAGCTTTGCCCATCATCAGCACGCCGGCCGAGCCAGTGGTCAGCGCCGCCCAGTCCTCGATATCGTCGGTGGGGTCGTAGGTTTCCGGGTCTACGGTGTCCCACTTCGCGGCACCGGCCAGGACGATCTGGTTGTCCGGGTTGCGACCGTAGTCCACCTCGACTGGCGGGTGGTCGGGGCCTTCCATGGTGACCTTGCCGTAGAGGATGGCTTCCACCGCCATCCACTCTTCGCGGGCGACGATGTTCTCTTCCTGCTCGACGAGGATATCGGCCACCACTGCGTCGTGGCGTTGCGCGGCATTCATTTCGCCGTTCAGCGCCTCACCCAGGCGACGCTTGAGCAGGCGAGTCGGGCGCACCACATCGGTTTCCTTGATGTAGGCAGGCTTGAGGGTGGTGAGGAAGCCGCCACGCTCGCGGCGCGGACGGCCGGAAACCAACGGGGAAACGAAGGGCGCCAGGCGGCGATCCTTCTTGATCTTGTCGAATGCCACTTCTTCGGTATCGAAGGTGGCGGAAGTCGGGAAAAACATCTGCAGGAACAACGGGGTGAACTTCGGCAGAAGTTCCTTCACACCCAGCAGGGTGGTCGTATCGTAGCCAGCGGCCATGTTCAGTCTCCTGAAATGAAAAAGGCCGCTATTGCGGCCCTGATGGAGTTGGGTGGCTGCCGTTAAACCGGCAGTTGCAGGCTGATCGGCGTGCCGACGAAGGCGCCCAGCTTCTGTGCAGCAGTGGTACCGACCGGCCAGACGACCTGCTCGGGGTTGAAGGTGCCGGTCTTGATGACCTGCGCTGGCTGATCACCGCCAGTGGCATCGACCGCGTAAGCGGTGATGTAGACGGCCACTTCGCGGCCATCGTCTTCGGTCGGATCCCAGGCAACCACCTTGCCGCTGGCGGCCACGATGCCCAGCGGGGTTTTCTCGGCCAGGTTCTGGCCAGCGAGGATGGTGACCAGCGTGGTCTGGTACGAGTCGGAACCGGTCACCCAGTTATCGACGGGCTGTTGAACGATAGGCATCAGACTTTCGCTCCCGTGGCTTTGGCCCAACTGCCGACAATGGCTTGGGCCTGGTTGGGTTTCGCTTCGCCACCACCAGAGGTGAGGTTCGGCTGTTCTTCGGCGGCCATCATCTTGTCCAGCGCAGTGCTGGCATCGAGGGTGGCGCCCTGCTCTTTCTCAGCAGCTGCCAACATCGCGCCGGCTTCCTCGACGGACATCGAGGTGTTGAAGGCCAGGTGGTTGGCGAGCTTGCCGCGACCTTGGGCTTCGGCGTGCTGCAGAATGCCCTGCACGCGCGTGCGCTCGGCACTGGCGGCAGCGTTGGTGTCGGTGGTGGCCGGTGCCGGGCTGGCCGCCTGGGCAGGCGGTGCAGCTTCGGCAGTCGGCGCGGGGGTATCTCCAGCCATGCGTTTGACTCCTAGGGTTGTCACCCTGCCCGGGGCGGACAGGTATTCAGAAAACTCGGCCACCGCCTCATGCCCATTGACCAGGGCATCAGCGAAGCCGACGTCGATTGCTGCCTGGCCACGAAAAACCGCAGCCTCGGTGGCCAGCACCGCCTCACTGGTGATGCCCATGTTGCGGGCAACCAGCTCGGCGAACTGTTGGCGTAGCGCGTCGGTGTCGGCCTGGAAGCGGCTCAGCACCTCATCGGGCAGATCCTCGTAGGGGTTGCCGTCGACCTTGCGCGCTCCAGAGTGGATGAGCGTGACCTTGACGCCCTCCTGCTCCAGGTAGTTTTCGTAACTGGCGTGGGCCATCACCACACCTACCGAGCCGACGTAACCGGTCTGGGTGATCAGGCGTCGGTTGGCCGCGCTGGCCAGCGCCATGCCTGCCGAGCAGGCTGAATCGCAGGCCATGGCCCACAGCGGCTTTCCGGCCTGCTGGGCCAACTGCCGCAGGCGGTCGGCGGTATCGAAACAGCCGGACACCTCACCGCCTGGCGTGTGCATGTCCATCAGCACGCCCTTGACGTCGCTCTCGGCCAGCATCATCGCGTAGCGGTTGATGATGCCGTCGTAGCCCGTCATGCCGCTGTACGGCTTGAGGTTGCCGGTCTTGTGCGCCAGGGTGCCTTTCACGTCCAGCAACGCGATGCCGTCCACGACCTGAAACAGGACTTCCTGCTCGCCCCATGCGTTGACACGCGTCTTGTTGTAGGTGCGAGCATCCACGCGCAGCTTCTGGCCCATATCGATGGCGCCTTGCTCGTCCTTCAGCTCGGCGATGTTCAGCCGGCTGCCGAGCGCGCTGAAGAACACGCGCGCATAGGCCGGCTCCAGCAACAGGGGTGTGTTCAGCACCCGGCTGGCGATTTGCGGATAGTTCATGGTGTGCCCTACTCGGTCGGCTCGGTCTGATCCGGCGCCAGTTCCTGGGTGCGCATCCAGCTCGGCGGCGGCAGGCCGGCCTCACGGCGCTCGTTCATTTCGCGCACTTGCTGCGCGAAGGTTTCTTGGTAGTCCTCACCCAGTAGAGCGAGCTCCTTCTCGTAGGTGCTCAAGCCGGACTCGATGCGCAGTACCGCTTCCTTCACTTCCTTGAGCCCGTCGATTGCCAGGCGACCGGCGCCGATCCAGTCGCAGTTGCACCACGAGGCGCGGGCCTCGTAAAAGCCACGACTGGCTTTGCGCGGCAGCGTCAACAGTTGACGCTGCAGCGCTTCCTCGAAGGCCAGCACGAACAGGTGAGTGGCGAAGCGCGCCGCGATCACCTTGCGGCGCCCCATGTAGTAACGCCACCCCTCCATCATCGAGGCCCGCGCACTGCTGTAGGTGCTCTGCCGATAGTCACGAGCGAATGGCTCATATGGCAGGTTCAGCCCCGCTGCCATCCAACGCAGAATGCTCGACTCGAACTCGGCATAGCCGTTGTCAACGTTCCCACTGGTCTGCAGGTGCAGTTTCTCACCGGGCCACAGATGCGGGATCTTCACCCCGTTCAACGCCAGCTTGCTGCCGCTGTTGAAGCTGTTCACCGCCATCATGTATTGGGCGATCTTGGAGACACTTTCCTCACCAGCGCCGATCAACTCCAGCGCAGCCTCGTTACCCAACTCGCTCTCGATGGTCGCCGCATACATGGCGTTCACGACTGCGTTCTGCAGCTTGGTGTGCTGCAGCTTGGGCAGCATGTGGCTCTGCTCCAGCACCGTGAGGAACTGGTTGGCCCCACGGGCCTGGCCGTCCTCGGTGGGCTCGAACACATGGATGAACTTCAGTCGTCCGTTGGCGGCTTCGCGCTCGACACGCCGCCACTCGCTGGCATAACCGGAGCCAAGTCCGAAGCCGCCCTGGCTGAGCTGGCGAACGTGGTAGGCAATCGCCACGCCGTTGCGATCGAACTCGACACCACCACGGATGCTGTCGGTGTCAGACCGGTCGCCTGGGTTGCCGATCCGCTTGGGGCTGACCATCCGCACGGCTGTGCGCATCGGCGTGCCCCGGCGCTCGACCCACTCTCCAGCCGCGCAGACTTCGCCGAGCTTGGTGTGGGTGCCGATAGCCTCCCGAACCATCATGGTCGCGGTGCGCTTGCGCTCTACATCAAGCCAGCAGCCGACAGGATCCTCGGCGTACTCAAACCACCAGGCCTCCACATCCTGGGCAAACGCCCGAGCGTCTGCGTCGGTAATGCCGAGCAGGCGCCAACGCGGCTTGTAGCTGAGCCGAAAGAGGTGCCCGACAATGTTGTCGATATGCAGCTGCACGCCGTTGGCCGCGAAGGCGTTGTTGCGCGTGACGTCCTCGGCACGGGCATTGCCCAGCTTGAGGTTGGGCAGCAGCGCGGCATCGACCGTTTGCAGGCGCGGCTGCCAGCGTTCCAGCTGGCCACCGAAACCACCTCCAGCGCCCTGCCAGGTGCTGAGCTGTTCGCGGGCCGGCAGCCCGTTGGGCGCCAGGATCTGAACCTTACTCATGCGATAACACCTGCCGGCCGGCGACGGCCTTGCGAACCGCCGCCGAGCTGGGCTTCCAGTTGAGCGATGTAGTTCTCAAGGTCGCGGCGATTGGTTTGCTGAAACCAGACGATCTTGCCATCACGCTGCACGCTGACAGTGCTTTTACCGGTGACGAGCAAGTGCAGCGCTTCGCGGGCTTCGTTGAGTTGCTGCTGGGTTGCCATCAGTCGTCTCCGTTCATCATCCGGCCGAGTTCGGCCAGGCTGACTGCCTGCTTGGCAGCAGCGGTTTGTATTGCACCTGGCTCAGCTGTAACGGGCAGTTGCTCGTCGGCATCGGACAGCAGGTCGGCCTGCATCAAGCCGGCCTCGATGTCGTCCCAGTCCTGTGGCTTCTTCAGGTGTAAGCGCATGTAGCGCGCCAGGTGAATCTGGTACTGCTCGCAGTCCAGTGCTTCGTTGGCCGCGCCTGCCTTCTTCTGGTAGACCTTCTTGCCACCATGCTTGCGGCTGGGCGCCTTGACCTCGGCCAGGAGCTGGTCGAAGTAGTCCGCACGAACACCCTTGTAGGCATGCATGCGACCTGGGCCGCTGCCCGTCAGCTTCAGCCGCTCGAAGAGCAGGTCTTTAGCCTTGGTTCCGCCAACCATGTACACCTGCAGGCCGTAGCGTGAGGCCTTGGTGCTGGTGGTGTTCAGGTCGATCTTGCGCGGCGCCGTGAGGATCTCGGCATCGACATTGGTGCTGCCCTTGATGGCCAGCAGCTTGGCGAAGCGTTTCTTGCGCGTACGCACGTAGTGATACACGGCGTCGTTGGTTTGACCGTCCGACGAGTCGATGCTGGCAGCGCTGACACGCAGGCGGTAACCCTTGGCGTGCGCGTAGGTGCCGAACAGAATGCGGTCAAGCTCCGTCCATACCGGGTCGGTTTTGTCGGAAGTGCCGCTCTGCGCGGCGATCTCCGTCCACAGCACCAGCCAGGTTTCCTCACCACGCCCCCAAGCCCGCAGAATCAACGCAATGCGGTCGTGCTGAACGTCGACGGTCAGGAACAGGATCAAGCCGCCGCCGGGCACCACCAGTTCGCGGTAGTCCTCGCAGCGCTCACGCAGCTTGTCGGCTTCGGGCAGATCGGTGCGGTAAGCGTAGGGGCGACCAAGCTTCTGGTTGACGAACTTGATCAGCTGCTTCGCGTCGCCAGCATCAGACAGCTTGTCGGCTGCAAGCTTTTCTCGCACCAAATCGGCCAGCGAAGTGCCTGGCAGGCAGGCATACAGCTCTCCAAGTTCCTTGAATCCTGCTTTGCCGTAGAACGGTGCAGTAGCGACCCAACCGCGCATTGGATCGCCACGTTCAACGGCCTCGTACACGGTGCGGCGAATGTTTTCTTTACGCTGGTTGTCATCCCAAAGCACTGAGCAGTGCGGACAAACATACCTGGCCGTCTCGGGCTTAGCGTATCCGTAGACCTCGTGCGGCGAATCGCCCTTGTCGGGGTCACCATTGAGATAGGTGACGTGCTCAAAGTCGAGCACGTGTGCCTCGCTACATGCATGGCAGTAGATCGGAAGTACCCGCTGATCAGTCTGCTTAAGGCGCTGCTCTGTCTTCGAGAGTCCCTCGAGCGAGGGCGTCCCTCCCACCACGGTTTTGGATCCGGGGTAGCGCTTGACGCGCTCCTCAAGCAGACCGATTGCATCGCCCTGCCCTTTCACGTCGTCGCTGGTGTCGTCGGGTTCCTCCACCACGGCCAGGCCGACGCTGGAGGTGGACTTCACGTTACCGGGTGAATTGGAAGCGACCAGTTTGAGGAAGCCGCCCGGGAAGCCCTTGTGGTTCCAACGGTTGCCCGACTTCTTCGCGGTCTCAACGTCGACTAGGCGGCCAACCGATTCGTTCGCGCGAATGGCCGGTACCAGCTTCTCATCGTGGAAGGCCTTGCCGTCGCCCTCTTTCGCGAACAGCACCATGATCGGCATCGGGCGACCGGTGATGCGCTTGAACAGCACAGCGATCATGAAGTACGTCCAGCCGATCTGGGCCGCCTTCATGAGGACAATCTCTTTGACCTCAGGATCATCCAGCGCCGCGGCTACGCCCAGGAAGTACGGGGTGTAGTAGAACTCGTAGAGACCGTGCAGCACGCCAGCTTCGGCCGGCAGATAGAACTCGTTTTCGATGTACTCAGCTGTCGGCTGATCCTTCGGCGGATTGAACTGCTGGGCCGCGTCCAGTAATACGACGGCCAAGTTTATCCGCATAGCCTCCAATTCGGCTGACTGTAGATCCAGCAATGCGGTTCACCCCGTCGCGGTCGACCGTCACCTGGTGCTCAGCCTCGATCTGCTGGACGAGCTTCTCGATACCGCTCTGATACTCGCGGTTGGCGAAGCCTGCCCAATCTTTCAAAGCCAGCGCAGCGTCAGCGGCCGGTACCAGCGTTCCCAGTTTCTCGTGGTAGGTCAGCCGCCCGTTGGCAGCCTTGACCGTGGATTCTTCGATGCGGGCGTTGTTGAGCAGCTCGACCTGACTGCCGCCACGGCCTGCCGCCTTCTCCCGCAGGTCGCGGATGTAGGCGATGCGGATCTCGTCGAGATCCCATTCGGCCCAGTCGATGCCCAGCGCCTTCAGCACGTCGCGGCAGTTGCGCTCGCTCATATCCAGATGCAGGGCAATCTCTTTTTGTGAAGGCATGAACGACTCCAAAGCACCGGAATAGACAGGCCCGGAAGCGGAACCCCCTATGCAACCGTCTATCTGCAAAAACATCGCGGTCTACGTCGCCGCGTGAGTCGACCCCCTCCGGAAGTACCTTTTCGGGTGCGGGGTCACCGACAGCGGGCCGCGGCTCACTCGCCTGCCTCACGAGCAGGCGGCACATCACACACGCCTGCCCGCTTGGCCAGCCAGCGCTCGTACAGCCCGCTTGCCACGTCAGCGCCCATGGTCGCGACCACGAAGCCGATGGCCGCCGCCACCAACACATGCGCGCCCGCTGCCCAGATCAGCAGCAGCGTGCTGAGCCCGAACACCACCGAGGCGCCGGCCCGCAGCACAACCCGGTAAACCAGCTCCCAGCCTCGCAGCCCCGCCTTGTCGGCTCGCCACATCTCACCGCTGAACCCCGCGACGATGGCGATAACCACCACCACCCAGATAGGCAGCTCGGCCAGTGCCTGCTGTTGCTCTTGAGTCATCACCGCACCTCACTGGCCAGAAACAAAAAAGCCCCGGCAACTGCCGAGGCTCGAATGGGTAGCCCGTCCATGGGCAAGGCGCCACGACCACCGGAGCGCCATAAACAAAAACCCGGCGCGGTGGCCGGGTTTGCTGAGAAGCCGCCTAAGCGCACTTCTTCGAAGATGGCTGATTTATACCCCTCCAATCCGGTGGCAGCAAGCGGGACGGGCTGCCACCCCTGAAAACAGCGGCCACGCACCGGAAAAAAACGGCCATATACCGTAGCTGGCTACAGCGCCGCAGGCCAACGACCTACCGGACTCACCACCGCACCAGCAGGCAGGACGCAAAAACACCAGCAACAACAAGGCGTTGCCCACCGTCCCACTTATTTCTCCCTTTCTCGTGTATAGAGAGAGATTAATAAACGCTGCGCGTAACGCGCGCGCGTGCATCTGCCTGCGCTCGTCATGTGCGGGTGTGTGAAAGAGGTAGGACGGAAGGACGGCGCCAGTGCCGGCGCGGTGCTCAGCAGTCCCGCCAGCCAAAAAGCGGGCGGGACAAGCAGGGCCGGTGCGACCGATCACGCAGCGCGCTCCAGCAGCATACCTGCAATCGCCACGTGCGCGGCATGCAAGCGCTCATAAAACTGCGTTCGGCCACACCGGCAAGCCGCATACTTCTGGCTATCCAGCCGATGCGGGTCATGCACCAGATAGTGCTCACGCACCACCACGGCAAGCTGCGCGTCCAGATGCTTGTTCACGATCAGTTCGATATCCACACTGTACGGCAGCAGCATCCGCGAGCCGCCGCCCTTCGCGCGTATCAGCTCCCCCTTTGTCGCCATCAGCTCGGCGATCATGCTGCCGCCCGAGCCGCCACCGCAGCCAGGCCCACCATGCATATCGAGCGCCCACAGCTTGAGCATGTCATCCATTTCAGGGATCAAAATGCGGCCTCCCTCTGCACGGGCTTGGCGCCCTTCTTCCATTCATCCGGCCGGACGTACACATAGCCACGTGAGCCGGTAGGTCTATCCGGCTTGCTCTGCCGGCGCCGAGGCCACTTGAGCCGATGCATGATCTTGCCCACCCGCATCTGCTCCGGCTTACCCCAGTGGCTCGGGTCGATGTTCAACGCCTTCTCCAGGATCTGCGCGCCCGTCACGCTCTCGCCGGCAGTTGGCTGGCTCAGGTACGCGATGATGGGTTCCTCCCACATATCCGCCTGATAGCGCTGATCCTGCTCAGCCGCGAAAATCTCGGCCTCGTCCCGCTCCACCCACCAAGGGTGCCCGGCGCGATAACACGCTACCGCCTCGGCCCAGAGTTGCTCGCGGTCGGCCCGCAGGCCGTCTAGATCCACCTTCGTGCACATCACCGGCCAATAGCGCCGGTTCCCGGTGTCGTCCTTCAGGTACTCGTCTTGGTTCGTGGTACCGACAAACACGCACTGCCGCGGCACGTCCAGCACCCGGCGCCCGTAGCTCTCCCGATAAGTGTCCACCGAAGCTGAGAAGAACTGCTTGGCCCGCGTCGACTCGGCCTTGTTGAAGGCGTCCAGCTCGCCCAGCTCCACGATCCACTTACCCCGGATCGCCTGATAGCCATCCTTGTCGCCCAGGTTGAACGGCGTATCCATGAACCACGCCCCACCCAGCACCGACATCGAGGTCGACTTACCCGCGCCCTGCGCCCCTTCGAGGATCAACACCGAGTCCGCCTTGCAGCCAGGCTGAAACACCCGAGCCACGGCAGACAGCAACCAACGCTTGCCCACCTTCCGCGCATACTCGCTATCGGCCACGCCCAGGCGCTGATGCAGCCACGACTCAAGACGCGGCGTCCCATCCCACTCCAACCCATCGAGGAACGCCCGCACCGGGTGAAACGCATTGTCATGCGCTACCGCGTTCACCGCCTCCACCACATGCGCAGTCTTCACCCGCAAGCCGTAGGTCTCGGCCAGCCAGTTCATCACCTTGATGTCATCGAGGTCGCTCCAGTCCCCAGCACTACCCCCATACGGCGGCGTCCGCAGCTTGCGGATCTTCGAGCTGAACGAATCGAATGCAATCACTTTGCCCCAGCGGTCATCGTTACCCAGGATCAGCGCCACGTTATACGGGTGCGCGATCATCCCGCCCTTTTCCGAATACTGCAGCTTCTCCCGCCAAGGCGCGTCAGTGGCAGGCCGCACAACAGCCTCCACCTGGCGCTTCACCGCCTCAAGCCCCTCGGCGCAGTGCAGGTCGTTGAAGTCCGTCCACTTGTCCTCGCGCTCGCTATCGAACACCGGCAGCACAACACGACCGCCGACAATATGCGCCGCGTTCTCGGCCTTGATCTTGCCGACGTTCACCGGCTTACCCTGAATGACCGTCTTCCAGTCATCGTCCGCGCAGAACACCAACGGCCGGCCCGGATAGCGCACCCGCAACCCCTGTGCCACCGGCAACAGGTTGCCCGCATCGAAGCACACCGCCACCGTCAGCGAAGTCGCCATGTACAGGCTCGCGCCCGTCGCGTAGCCCTCACACACCAGAATGGTGTCACCTGGCTCCGGCTCCGGGCCGAGCAAGTGCACGGCGCCTTCCTTCTCCAGGCCATAGGGCCAATAGGTCTTGTTGCGGCCCAGCTTCGGCACCACGGCCGGGAACAGCACCTGCAGGCCAACGATGTCCCACGTCTTCACGCTGCGCATCGGCACCAGGGCAGTGCCCGACTTGCGCTTGTAGCGCAGGCCAAAGCCCCCGACGCGCTTGGCATCCAGATACGCGCAATGCCCCTTTTCCTCCAGATACTTCCAGATGCCAGCAGCACGCCGCGCCGCCGTGCGATGCTTCTTCTGCTCGGCCTCGGCCGCCTTGCGCTGGCCCTCCTCGGCGCGGGCCTTCATCACCGCCCGATCCTCGGCCGAGATCTTGCCGCCCTTCGGCTTGATCTTGTGCCAGCTGCCCTTCTCGCCAGAGCGCCAGTCACCGAACGCGCCGCAGTAGAAGGTTTCGCCCTTCGAGCCCGTGTGCTCATAGATCACATACCAGCCCGTCTTCTCCGGCGCCTTGTCGCCCTCCACCTCACAGCGGGTGCGCTTGCCGATCACCAGCGGCGTAGCCGGGCGAAGGTCGCCGGCCTGCAGCTGAGCCAGCACGTCGTCGAGTAGTTCGTGACGGTCAGTCATGGGTCACCTCGGTGCTCTCATTCACCAAGCCATCTAGGACAAAACATGCAATGTGGCGTCCCGTGCCCTTGCCCTGAGTTCCGTCCTCCGTAGCACACCAGCGGACATCCCCCAGATTACTAACCTGGGCACCAGCCTCAATCAGCATCAGCACCCACTTATCAATGGGGTACACAAAGACCACGCGCTTGCCTTTCCTGTACTCCTCAATAGCCTTTCGCACCCACGCAGTAGGCCCCTTCTTCCGCCCCTGATGCATGATCGATCCAAATGGAGGGTTCACGTAGCTTGAAGCTCCCCACTCACACGTCAGGCCGTCGAAGTCATCAGGCTTCGGATACGGGCACGGATCAAAGTTGAACTGGTAAGCCGCATCAAGCTGGGCTAGTAACGCAGGCGGCGTGAGCCAGTAGTGTTTACCGTCATCGCCATTCCCTTTATGGAACTTGTTCTGCTCTGGCAGAAGCTTGTTCTGATGCGTGGAGGCAGGAACACTCATCGCCCACCCCCTTTCCGCTCCACCAGCTGCTGGCACTCGATGCACAGCAGGCAGTCATGCCCCACCAGCGCCTGGCGGCGCTCCAGCGGGATCGGCGCATCGCACTCTTCACAACCCAGCCGATGCACAGGCGCCGCATTCACACGGGAAGCGGCGCGGGCCTGTTCGTGCACAGCGTATTCATCCGCCGCGCGATCTGCGTTATCAGCCATGAGCGCGACCCTCCTCATGCTTGCGGCGCACTACCGCACCCAGCTTGAAGACGCCCTGCACCAGGCGTTCGGCCAGCTGCTCGAACTCAGCCAGCTCGTCGCAGTTCAGGTGGTCATCCGCCAGCGCCTTGGTCAGCTGGTTGATCAGCTCACCCTCGCGCTTGAGCATGTCGCCCAGGCCAGCCAGCAGCGCTTGGGGCGTGTCGGTGTCGCGAAGGTCGCTGATATCGATGCCCACCCAGCCAATCGGGTGCAGCAAGGCGTCAACGATGCGCGGGTCGCGGGTCAGATCCAGAACCAGCTCCAGATCGTTGATGTTCGGCGTGTGCGTGCTATTGGTCAGCGAGAGCTTGTGATTGAGGGTGGTCGGGTTGACCTGGCCGTCTACGGCCGCGATGGCGGTGGCACCGCCTGGGTAATCGTGCGCGGCATGGTGCAGCGCCTGTTGCAGAGTCAGAATCGAGCGCCGGGCGCGCTCGACACTGTTCCAGCGGGAACGGTAAGGCATGGCAAAACTCCCGGCACCACGCCCGCTAGCAGGTGTGGCGCCCATAGTCAGGTGGTCGCATGCAGCCGGCGAACCGACCGCACCCCGGGCAAGGCCCGTGCTCCGCACAAGCCCTGCCCTTACAGCTCGCCCGCTGGTGGTGGCAGCGAACGAACAACCCCAGGCATCCAGGCCCAGGTGCGGCGCGTGGTGGTGGCACGCGCCAGGAGGTGGCAGCCGCCGTAGCAAGCTGCCATTGGCCCTGACGAAGCGTGTTGCTATAGTCCTCGTCACGGCCCTCCCTTAGTCAGGTGGTCGTAGCGCAACGGCCGTGAGGCCGCTGCAAAGCCTGCTGATCTGTGGTGGAGAGGCAGGCAACACAGAGCCCTAGGGCTCTGGCGGTCACCGCGAAACGGTGGCCGGGAAACAGGGCGCCTAACGGCGCCTTTTTTCTAAGCGGCCTGATCAACTGCCACAGCAGGAGAAGCCATCAGCTTCCCACCAGTAATCACCTGTATCTGAAACTGACGACCAGCAGGCGGCTCATCGCCCCACTGGGACACGGCAGCCGGCGAAATCTTGAGAGCGGCCGCAACCTTGGATTTCCCTTTGAAGAAATCAATGACTTCTGACGTGAGCATGATGCCCTCCTATGTGACGCCTCGAATTTAAGAACATTTAAAAAATCAGCGCAAGCAAAACAGAAAACTTAATTTCAGTTAACTTAAGCTGGCTTAATGAATACGCCCAACGAAAGAATCGCCTACGCCATCGATCACTCACCCAAGAAGGGCCGAGTGCTAGCACGCGCATGTGGACTGTCAGACTCGCGCATAACCCAACTGAGCCAGGGCACTGGCAGCCTAAAGGCCGAGAACCTATTCCTGTTTGCGCGCGCCACGGGTTTCTCTGCCCGATGGCTCGCAGAAGGCGTCGGAGACATGCATGAGAGCGAGAACATAGAGGACGGCCATGTGCTGATCCCGCAGTTCACGGCCAAGGGGTCAGCAGGGCCGGGCCATACTAATGATCATGTCGAGGTTCGCGGCGGCCTCATGTTCAAACGTGATTGGCTTGCACGCATGGGCCTGAAGGAACAGAACCTAAAGGTCATCTATTCCACCGGCATGAGCATGTTTCCGACCATCGCCGATGAAGACGTGCTGCTGATCGACGAAGGCCAGCGCACCCCCCTAAACGGCCGCATCTATGCCATTCAGCGGCCCGATGGCGACATCAGCATCAAGCGACTAGTCCAAACCCTTACAAATGGCTGGATCATTCGCAGCGACAATGAAGACAAGCGCAGCTACCCGGATGAAAGCGCTACAGACAGCGAGCTTGGCCATTTGCTTATCATAGGCCGCGTGGTGTGGCACGCAGGCGCCCTCTAGGTACAGCTCACTTAAATATTTTTAAGTTTTCTTGATTTTAAAAATTAAGAAGTCTTTAATCACCTCGTCTCTCCACCACAGAGCCGAGGTGAAACACCATGTCTGCATCCGTCCACGCTCTCCCGTCCTGCGGGCACGAGCGCCTCTTTGAACTACGCCGCGCCGCCCAGGCCACCGGCTGCCAGTTCTCCCGCGTAAAACCCAAGTTCCTGTTCGCCACCGGCCACGTCGACTTCCTGCCCAAGGAAGCCGCCGACCGCCGCTACATCGTGACCGAGCAGCCCCCCTTCGATCCGAACGATGGAGGGCATGCAGCATGACCACCCTCCTACGCCTCAACCACGTATCGCGCGCATGCCTGCAAGCCCAGGTGCACCTCAACGGCACCTTCAATCACACCCTGATCGGCATCGACGGCAAAACCACCTTACGTGCAGCCATAACCATCGAGCAGTGCGACAAGGGCATCGAAGTGACAGTGCAATCGTCCGGCCTGCGCCACTCCACTGGCGTCACGCTCGACAAGCGCCGGACTGACACGGCCGCCCGCGTCATGCAGTTCATCGAGAGCATCACCAACGGCGACCCGCTCACCAACGTGCCCGAGGTCGACGAGCACCTGCTGATCAGCGAGATGGAGAGCAGCCTGCGTCGCGCCATCCGCATGGGCCGTGGCACCTGGCACCTGATCGCCGACGAGCTGGAACCCATCCTGCAGGTCACCCGCACCCGCCTCGGTTACACAGCACGCATCGAGCTGGACGACGCTCAGTGCTACCTAACCCTGCCGGCCGACAGCCAACGCGCCTACGACATGCTGGCCGACAACATGAACCGCTTCCTGCAGGGCCACCGCGACTCGCTCGCGGCCGCAGCGTAGGAGGTCACATGAGCCATTCCCTCAAAGACACAGCCGAACGCCTCGGCCTCAAGCATCGCGCCATGATGAAACTCATGCGCGAGAAAGGCCTGCTGAATCAGTTCAACCAGCCGGCGAACCCGGAGCAGACAAAGCTCTACCTCGTCACGCGCGAAAACCCGTTCTACAGCGACACCAAGGGCTGGCGGTTCACCCGCACCACCCGAGTCACGGACGCCGGCATCCCCTGGCTCGCCGACAAACTCGGCATCGAGCGCCAGATGCCCGAACCACAGGCAGACCCGCGCGATGTCGCCTGACGCCCCGCTCCGACCCCGCCAGTACGCCGCGCAGATCGTCGCGCTCAAGAGCAAAGACGAACGCCGCGCCGCACTGGAGCAGGTGCCGGAGCACCTTCGCGAACTCGTGCGCACCCAAGTCGAAATCGCCTGGAACCATCCACAAAGGAAAGACTGATGGACACCCGACTGATCGAAGCCCTGCTGATCGAGCTGCTGAAGCTCGGCCCCGAACGCTTCACCCAGGACAAGATCCTGGCCAACCTCACCCTGGCCGCTACCGCTGCCGGCGTATCGCTCACCACCGCAGGCAGCGTCCTGCAACGCGAGCACCTGCAACTGGCCGCAGCGCTGGAACACCTGGCCACCGACCTCGGCAGCCAGTACCGCGCCCGCGCAATGCTACGCCTCGGCGCCGGGCTGGACGGCATCGAGCTGGGCGCCGTTATCGAACCCGTCAACAGCACGGCGCCCCTGCCCCGCTTCGTCGCGTTCGGCTCCACCGCCCGCGCCACCCTCGCCGGCATAAACGCCGAGATCCGCAAGGCAACTCAGCCCCACACCAAACCAGTGCCGCCGCGCATTGCCGGCAAGGTCAGCCTCAAGCGCCTGGCCAGCCAACTGGCCGCTGACAAGGATCAAGCGGCATGAGCCAGGCCAACCAGCGCGAACTGCGCCTGCCAGCAGCACCGCGCGCGCAGACAGTCGAGCTGCTGTACCGCACCTTCGGCGACGTGCTCGTGCCCCTCGAAAAGCTGCGCACGCGCTACTTCGACCAGGTCAACGACGACAACTTCACCCGCGCCCTGCGCGAGCTGCGCGTGCTGCTCCCCATCACCAAGCTCGACCCCAGCAACAGAGGCACCAAGTTCGTCGACATCCGCCACCTGGCCGTCCTGATCGACACCCAGGCCGACGCCGCCGACGCCGAACTGGCCGAGAAACTTAACCCTACAGAGCAAGAGGACTGAGCCATGCAACCCCAAACACTCCCGAGCATCGACCGCATCAAGAGGCAGGCCAAGCAGCTCCGCAAAGCCACCGAACTCACTCACATGCAGGCGCTGGAGGCCATTGCACGCAACCACGGCTTCAAGACCTACGCCAGCCTGCAGGCTGCCCATAAGCAAGCGAAGGCCGGCTGACATGTACAGCTACTGCCGCGAGTGCCGCGCCGAACTCGGCGAAGCCGACCACAGAGAAATCGGGCTCTGCCAGGAACACATCGCAGCCTGCGAAGACTGGCAGCGCTTCGACGATCTGCGCGAGGAAGGCCATAGCGCCTACGCCGCCAAGCTGATGGCCGGCCTGGCAGATCCACCCGACCCCGACGACGACTGATCCACCCAAAACCACCTGACAGCCGCACCCGCTGCCACCACCAGCGACCGGCCAGCACGAGGAAGACCACAATGACCACCCCGCAAATCTATGGCTTGTTCGCCATGCTCACCGCCGCCGCCCTGGCCGGCTTCATCTTCTACTGCATCGGCCTGCGCACCGGCAAAGCGGCCGGCTACGAGCAAGGCCGCACAACCGAGAAGAACTATTGGAAGAAGATCCTGGGCAGCGTCCGCGCCGACCTGGGCGAAGCCCGCGACATGCTTGACATCCGCACCCGCGACACCGCCAGCCTGCGCGAGAGCATGCAGCACCTCGAACGCGACCTACTCCAGCGCCTGGCAGCAGCCGCACCACTGACGGACGAGGATCTAGCCGTGCTGCTGGCCGTGGCCAACAAATTGGAGCTGTCGGCCGACACCTTTGCCGGCCTCAACGCCCACGACCACGCACGCTTCAGCCGTCACCTGCAGGCCCAGGTGCTCGACATGGCCGACCGCCTCAAGATCGCCCAGGCCAACACCAAACCGCACCCCGACAGCGAGCTGATCGACTGGCTGGAAGCCGAAGCCGCCGTAGCCTTCGAGTGCGAAAACTGCACGCTCACCTTTGCCTCGAACCACGGCCACGAACTCGGCATCGACACCGTGCGCGCCCTGCTCACCCAGTCCAAGGCCGACAGCGAAACAGTCGCCGACTTCCTCGGCGACCTGGCCACCCCGGCACAGGAGGACGCAGCATGATCCGCCGTAACTTCCCCCTGCTGCGCCTCACCCCCGAGGCGGCTGGCAAGCTGCTGCACGACTACGACCGAACCATCGCCAAACTTGCCCGCATCGAGCGCGAGCACACCGAGCTGCAGAACCAGATCCGCGCCCAGCTCGGCACCGAAACGCTCTGGAAACTGCGCCTCGACGCCCGCAACGCGTTGCTGCTCGTCGACCTCAAGCAGGAGGCCGCCTGACATGACCTGGATACTCACCCAAAGCGCCACCCAGGTGGACATCCTCAAGCCCCAGGCCAAGCAGATCCGCATTGACGACATCTGCCACGGCCTGGCCCACGTCTGCCGCTTCAACGGCCAGACCCGCCACCACTACTCGGTCGCACAGCATTCGCTGATCGTCGCCGACATCGTGCCGCAGGAACACAAGCTAGCCGCCCTGCTGCACGACGCCGCCGAGGCCTACATGGCCGACATCGCCCGCCCCATCAAGCTGTTGATGATCTCGGCTGCTGAGCGACGCAACTCCACCTGGCGGGCGGTGCTCAACCAACATAGCCACAGCCCGGTCAGCGCCTGGGAGTTCGCCAAGCAGCAGCGCCTGTTCAGTGACGCCGAGTTCACTGGCCTGTCACTCATGATCGACACCTACAAGCAGCTGGAAGACCGCATGTGGCTGACCATCTGCGAACGCTTCGACCTTGACCCGGAGCTGCCTGATTGCGTGCACGAGGCGGACATGATCGCCCTGGCCACCGAACGGCAGCAGCTCATGCCCCCGCACCCCGAGCCCTGGGCATGCCTCGAAGGCGTCGAGCCGCTGGCCAAGGCCATCCCTGAATGGACGCCCGCCTACGCTCGCCAGGTCTACCACCATCAGCTGATGGAACTGCTGGCCACCACCCACCGCGCCAAGGTGCTCGCCCAGGCCGAGCGCGACCTGATGCACGGCACCTCAACCGCATCACCTGCAGGGCTCATGAGCGCGGCACAGGAGGTGAAGGCATGAGCACCGCACACGACCCAATGAAAGCGCCGATCAGCCTGCACGGCCTCGGCTTCATCCAAGTTCAGCTGCAGGGCGGCCAGCGCCTGCACGTCTGGCACCCGGATCTGCCGCGCCGCCGCTGCTTCGAGCACTCGGCAATCCACAACCACCGCTTCGACTTCACGAGCACCGTGCTGGTCGGCACGCAGATCAACGTCGACTACGGAGACATTCCCGAAGGCGCCTACCACAACGTGACGCCCACTCACGCCCTGTACCTGCATGAAGGCACACGCTCGGCAAACGGCGGCCGCCCCTGGAGCCCAAACGGCAAGGTGCACATGACTGAGCTGGAGCGCACCGAGATCAAAGCCGGCAGCAGCTACCAGATGAAGGCCTACAGGTTCCACCGAACCGAGCCAGGTGGCGACGGTAAGGTTGCCACCATCATGACCAAGGGCTGGGAAGGCGCGAAGGGCGCTCAGTCTAGCTGCGCCATCGGTATCGAACCCGACACCGACTTCGACCGCTTCCAGCTCAGCCCGGCCCAACTCTGGATGTACGTCATCGAGGTGCTAGGCGGCATCGGCCTGTTCGATCAGGCCGAGCAGGACTTCATCCACGGCACCGATAGCTATCCACCCTGCGATTACTGCGGCAATACACCTGACCACCACCCATGGCACGGCAGCGGCATCCTTAATGGCGTCGAAAGCCGTCACATTCATGCCTGCAACACCTGCCGTCACCTTTTGCCAGGTTCCCAGGCCGAGCTGGAGCTGCTGGGCAAGGTCGAGCAGATGGCTGCCTACCACGAAGGGCCGAAGGGCTTTTTCGACTGGATCGACCTGCAGAAGTCGCTGCGCACCGGCACGCCCCTGCCCCTCCCTGGTGACGCACAGGAGGTGAAGGCATGAGCATCACACCAGAAGCCAAGCCCCGCCAAGTCGCCTACGCCGTGTTCGGCGAAAGCGGCCACATCCGTTGCTTTAGCCAGTACCGCAACCACGCAAGCCTCGCGGCCCTTGAAAACCAAGGGCACGAAGTCGTGACGCTCAGACCATCCCCGCTAGATATCCCGCGCACCGAGGCATTGCTGATCAAGAAAGCAATCGCCCTGTGCGACGCAGTAGAGAACAAAGAGGCCCTGCCGCTGCACAAGTACGCCATGCGCGCCGGCCGGCTGGTCAATGAAGTGCGCGATCTGGCCACCGCACTGAGCCGCCCGCAATCCGGCTCGCCCGAAGGGCTCAACCAGCCACAGCAAGGGGGCGACCAATGACCCAAGCCCCCGCCACCACCGTAGCCACTGCCGTGCGACAGCACGGCGGCGGCCGTCACCCGCTGTACCTGCCGTGCACGGTGCCAGCCGGCCGCCTGCAGGACTCGCGCGGGGGCGTTATAAACCGCCGCGCCGAAGGCGCGACATCATCCAATCCCCTACCCGCCAGCTGCGCAGCAGCTGCACACCCCACGACAGGCGTGCGCCGCGCCCGCGAGTTGAGCCCATCGCTCCGCTCCCAAAACCGCCCGCACGCGCAGCTTGTCGAGGGGTATATGACCTCACTTGAAGCCCTTACCAACCAGCCTAGGAAAGAACTTCATAAGCTTTTCCCTATCACTCTGGAACTCTGCAAGGGCTTTCATAATTCTGCTCTCCAGATCCTCTGTTGGATTCTTTCCTGCACTCAGCGTGAGAAGAGTAATCAGAACGGACAAATTAAAACGGAGCTTCGCAGCGATGACGTGGCGCTGTGCGTTCTGATCATCATCAAGGTTCAGCATGGCGCGCTGCATGATTCGTTGGAAGAATTCGATATCCGCTCGCTGGACTGCAAACCACTGCTGATTTACTTCGCTCTCGTGCCCCTGGGGGCGAAAAGGCTCCGTAGCTATATCTGCAGTCATTTTGCTCTGCGTTCGCGTCAGCAGATCTTCAGTGGCGCGGATTGTCTCTCCCGCAAGCATATGCAGCCGCATTGCATGCGCGTAGTCAGCTGTCTCTGCATCCTCTCGGCGACGCTGCAGCTCTTTCTCATGACTGTAGAGCGCGACTACTACCGCAACCACGATGGCAAGGACAGAGCCAATTGCCTGAACCCAAGCCGCAGCATTACTGCTCTCCCAAGGCAAGCAGATCAGCACATAAACCAAAACGACGACGACCGGCGAAAAGCACAACGCCTTGCCCACATCGGCAAGCGTGAAACGAATGTGGAATTCCTTGTCGAGCATGCAGGCCTCCCGGCGCGATTAATCAGCGAGAGCTTGCAGGCACCCTGCCACTATGTCCAGCGGGAGGCAGCCGCATGACAGCCTTCAACCGTCATATTCAGCAGACCGCCCTGCCCTTCACCCGAGAGCTGTACGTCGACCTGTTCGCAGGTGCCGGCGGCGCGAGCAGCGGCGGCGCGCGCGTGTATCGAGATCCAGACGTTGCGATCAACCACAACCCCATCGCCATCGCAGTGCACCGAGCGAACCACCCGAACACCAGGCACTACCGCACCGACGTATTCGAGGTGTGCCCGCTGGAGGCCACAGGTGGCCAGCCGGTAGGCATCCTGTGGGCGTCGCCGGACTGCCGGCATTTCTCCAAAGCCAAGGGTGCGGCGCCCCGCAGCACGCGCGTGCGCTCGCTCGCCTGGGTGGTGGTGCGCTGGGTGCATGCCACCCGCCCGCGCCTGTTCTTCCTTGAGAACGTCGAAGAGTTCCAAGACTGGGGGCCGCTGGACGAACACGGCAAGCCGATCAAGGCCGAGCGCGGCCGCACCTTCAAAGCGTTCGTGGACTGCCTCTCCACCGGCCTGGCCGACGACCACCCGGACTTCCCCGAGATCCTCGACGCAATTGGGCAATGGGTGCCTAGGGCTGCCTTGATCAAAGGGCTGGGCGCAAACGTCGAATGGCGCGAGCGCCGGGCTTCAAACGCCGGCACGCCGACCATCCGCAAACGCCTGTTCATGATCGGCCGCACCGATAGCCGAGCAATCGTCTGGCCGACGCCGGTACGCCACCAGCACCCGAAGCCCGGGCAATCGCCCTGGCGGCCGGTTGCCGAGTGCGTCGACTTCTCCAACCTGGGCAAAAGCATCATCACCGCCGCCAAGCCGAAGGTGGACAACACCAACCGCCGCGTGGCCAAGGGCTTCTGGCGTCACACCGTCATGAGCGAGAACCCGTTTTTCGTCCCGCTCAGCGACCAGGCACTGGCCGCTTGCAACCTTACCGAGTTCGCCAACGCCACCCACCAGCGCACCTTCGCCATGGACGAGCCGCTACGCACGCAGGTCGCCCAGGTAAAGGGCGGTCACTTCGCAATGGCGGCCGCCACCATGATCGAGGTGGGCTACGGCGAACGGCCCGGACAGGAGCCCCGCGCACCCGGACTGGGCAAGCCCGTTGGCACACTGGTCGGCACCCGCAAGCACGCGCTGGTGACCGCAGCCATGGTCACCATGCGCAAGGGATCGGTCGGCGGCGCCATGCAGCAGCCGGCGAACACCATCACCACCAACAGCGGCCACCATGCGCTTGCCGCCTGTCACTTCGAGCAGGCCAACGGCGGGTTCTACAAGGGTGACGGGCGCTCAGTGATCGACCCCGCCAGCACCATCTGCGGCCGCAGCAACCAGCGTCTGGCCAGCGCCTACCTCGTGAAGTATTACGGCACGGGCGGCCAGTGGCAGGGACTGGACGAACCGGCACACACGCTCCCGACCAAGGCTCGCCTGGGGCTGGTCACCGTGCACCAGGTGCCGGCGGATCTGCTGCCACCCGAACTCATGCACCAGGCCCGCCTGTGCGCCGAGTTCCTGCACAAGTACCTGCCCGAGCACTTCCCCGACCAGGTCGACCTCGTGCTGCTCGGTGACTACGTACTGGTCGACTTCACCCTGCGCATGCTCACCCCGCCTGAACTCAAGCTGGCCCAGGGCTTCGCCCCTGACTACATCATCGACCGAGGCCTATTCGAGAACGAGGAAACCGGCGAGTTGTACTGGGCCGACATCAACATCTCCAACCAGATCCGCCTGATCGGCAACAGCGTCTGCCCGGACGAAGCCGAACAACTGATCGGCGCGAACGCGGCGGATCTGATCGAGCTGTACCGCAAGGAGGCAGCATGACCGTCCTAACCCAAATCGACCTGGCCACGGCGATCCGCTGGCCATTCCACCCGACCGAGATCCTGCTGGGCGATCTGTACAACATCGTCAGCGTCTCGGGCGGCAAAGACTCCACCGCCCTCCTGCTGCTGGCCATCGCCCAGGGCGCGCCCAACCTCCGCGCCGTTTTCGCCGACACCGGCAACGAGCACGAGCTGACGCTGGAGTACATCGACTATCTGGAGCAAGCCACCGGAGTCACCATCGAACGACGCCGCGCGGACTTCTCCCGCCAGATCGCCCGCAAGCGCGAGTTCATCGCCACCAAATGGCGCGAGCAAGGCGTGGCGGAAAGCATCGTCGAAGCCGCTCTGCAGGTACTCCAGCCGACTGGCATACCATTCCTCGATCTGTGCCTGTGGAAAGGCCGATTCCCCAGCCGCAAAGCACAGTTCTGCACAGAAGAACTCAAGCGCAACGTCATCATTGAACAGGTCATGCTGCCCCTGATGGACGGCCAGAACATGATCTTGAGCTGGCAGGGCGTCCGCCGCGATGAATCCGACGCCCGCCGCTACCTGGCCGAGTGCGACGAAGTTGGCGGCGGGCTTTACAACTACCGACCGATCCTCAAGTGGGACGTGGCCGGCGTGTTCGAGGCTCACCGCTGCATGGGCATCAAGCCGAACCCGCTCTACACCCTCGGCGCCGGCCGCGTGGGCTGCATGCCCTGCATCAACTGCCGCAAGGGCGAGCTACGAGAAATCGCTGCGCGCTGGCCCGAGGTAATCGACCGCATTGAGCACTGGGAAAACCTCGTGCGCCAGGCAAGCAAGCAACAAGGCGCCACCTTCTTTGCCGGCGCCAATGCCAAGCACCAGCAGGGCTCAATCAAGCACATGAGCGCTCAGCAGATCGTCGATATCGCCAACATCCGCCAGGCCGTCGAGTGGTCGCGCACCACACGCGGAGGCATCCAGTACGACCTCATGGCCATCGACGGCGAAGCAGACTCCACATCCTGCAGCAGCGCCTATGGTCTGTGCGACAGCGACTGGCAGCCGGTGAAGATCGAGGAGGCAGCATGAGCACACCACGCTGGGTACTCATCCCTAAAGCCGCCGAGATGTTCGGCTACAGCGTCAACGCCATCGAGCACAAGGTTAAGAGCGGCATGTGGTCGCAAGGCCGCATGTGGCGCAAGGCGCGTGATGGGCGAGTCTTCATCAACATTGAGGAGGTAGATAAGTGGGTCGAGCAATCACCCCAGGAAGCGGCCTAGAGGCCGAGCTGGCGAAGCATACCGGGGTCGAGATCCACGGCAACAGCATCCGCATCGTGTTCATGTGGAAGCGCCGCCGCTGCCGCGAAACCCTCGGCCTACCGGTAACCAAAGCCAACATCAAGCACGCCGCCCAGCTCCGGGCGGCAGTGCTTCATGCCATCAAGACCGGAACCTTCGACTATGCCCAGCACTTCCCCGAATCACGCCAAGCCGGCAACTACAGCACTAACCGCGACGAACGCCTGCACGTGCTGCTAGCCCGTTACAAGCCACTCAAGGCCGTCGACATCACCGAGGAAACCGAACGCCGCTATGTCCTGGCACTCGACATCTGCATCGAGTTACTGGGCAAAGACCGGCTGGCCAGCGTGCTGATGCCCGAAGATATCCAGAACCTGCGCGTCACGCTGATCACTACCCGCACAACCTCGACGGTGAACCACTACCTGGCCGTCCTCGCCGGGTTCCTGAGCTGGTGCGAAGCAAACGGCTATTGCCGGCCGGGGCTGGCAAGTGCCTGCACCCGTTTCGAGATGACCGACCGCGACCCCGACCCGCTCACCAAAGCCGAGCTGGCCGAGCTGCTGAACAAGGGGTGCTTGCACCCCATGGATCGGGCAGCAGTGACCCTGGCCGTGTACACCGGCATACGCCCCGGCGAACTGGGCGCGCTGGCCAGGGAAGACATTGACCTGGCGAAGGGGCAGATCCACATCAACCGTGCCATCACCAGCCAGGGCACCTTCAAGCTGCCAAAGACCGGCAAACGCCGCACGGTGCTGCTGTTTCCGCCAGCTCTGGAAGCCTGCCGTGAGCTGCTGGCCATCGAGCACGGCATCGAGCCGCAGACTATCGACGTGCAGTTGAGCAGGCATGAATCTATGCAGGAGACAGTGACACCGCTGCTCTCGCCCGTCGTGCAGGCGCGCAAGAAGCACGTCAATCCATGGTTCATCCCGACGTCATGGAACTGCAAGTGGGCGAACATCCAGCGCCGCGCGAAGATCCGCCCGCGCCGACCGTACCAAACTCGGCACACCTATGCCTGCTGGTGCCTGGTCGCCCGTGGTAACCTCGCGTTCATCGCCAAGCAGATGGGTCACAAGGACTTCACCATGCTGGTTCAGGTGTACGCCAAATGGATGGACGACGAGTCTCCATCGGAGATAGAAAGGATTTGGGAACAGATGAATCAATAATAAAAAGCCCGCTTATGCGGGCTCAGTCACGCTGCCTCGGCAGATTTTAAAGTAGCTATAAGATCCAGCATCGACATACAGCGGTTCAAGTGAGCCTCTGCCACCTCGCGGGCCACCTCAGCATTCAATCTATAGTCAGCTGTTACGCGTTGCTCGTGAAGCTGCTTCATTACATACCCTAAGCGCCGATGATTACGACGGATCCCTTGATCCTTATGGAAGTTGTTCTCGAAAAAGGCTGACAATTTCTTGTGGCTTGGCCCTGACATATCGCTCACGGGAGGGACATGGATACTATCGGCATAAATAAGACCGGCATGATACAACCCATAGTATGCCCGTGATACTGAAGCCCGAAGTTTAATCTCAGAAACAGAGGCATTAGCCAAACACTCCGCCGCCTCTGAAATAAAGTGACTTGAGTCAACCGCCATGCGCCCTCCCTAGCATCAGAATTTATGCCACCTCAAAAGCTTCAAATCCCTGAAAACCAGGACAATATGTGGCATTAAAAACCATCCGATCCCAACAAACCAAGTCAGAGTCGATAAGAGCCTCGGCGATTGAGTCGTTTAGACGAACCAACGCAGCCTCATCGGCCTGAACCAAGAGAATCTCGGCATAGACATGCTGAACACCATCAAAAAAACCCGGCTTAACAGAAACAGCCAAAACTCTATAACCATTATCGACAATAACGCTCTCAACCAACCCCATTGCGGATCGAAATTCCTCTTCAGGAATGCTCGCAGCACTTAAGCCATTTCTCACACTACGAATATTCAGAACGGAAGGCTCTCGAGAGACATCAATGTGCGGATGGGCTTTTGAATAAATTTCAACAGCATTATCAAAATAAGAAAAATCTGCTGCAAACATCATTGCCCAAAGCAGATCAGTAAAAGACTCTGCACTCACCGACATTTCAAATGCGCGCTGAAAATACTCTAATGAATCCAGGCTTTTTCCCAGGCGAAGTAGAGACATACCAAAGTTAGCATAATCAACTACATCACCTGTCTGGTAAATAGACTTACGATGATTATCAACAGACCTCTGATAGTCACCCGCAATTGAATAGAGCATGCCCAGCAGCATGTGATATTCAGCAAGATCAACTTGCTTAACCTTCTCAATATCACGCTTGAATAACTGAACCTCAAACGGAGTTGGGCGCTCTCTTTGCTCGGCCAAGGCATTAAGACGATCAGTGATTTCAGATCCCTTAGTCTGCTGTAAAGCCATTTCCCCTCCTAGGGATTAACTGCTCTCACGACGCTTGCTCTGAAGAGTAGACCACTGCGAGCAGAAAAAAATCGCTCCACCCTGCCGTTTGGCGTAACCAAACGGCAGGGTGGAGCAATTTTCGGAAGTACCAGTAAGGCCAAATACTCCCGCATGTCAACGACTTCAGTCAATCCCATTTTGTCGCCGGCCCCATGCCGAGCATCGGTTAGAATGGGTCATCTCTGCGGCGCCGGCAGATTCTCCAACTGCCCCACAATCGCCCCAAAAACCAATCAAACATATCTAAGCATATGATTAACATAGCAATTTCAGATTTATCCCAACACACCCCGATGATGCAGCAGTACTGGAAGCTGAAGAACCAGCACCCGGATCAGTTGATGTTCTATCGCATGGGTGACTTCTACGAGATTTTCTACGAAGACGCGAAGAAGGCAGCCAAGCTGCTCGATATCACCCTGACCGCACGCGGCCAATCGGCAGGCCAATCGATCCCCATGTGTGGCATTCCTTTCCATTCGCTCGAAGGCTACCTGGCCAAGCTGGTCAAGCTCGGCGAATCGGTGGTGATCTGCGAACAGATCGGCGACCCGGCCACCAGCAAAGGGCCGGTCGAGCGTCAGGTGGTGCGCATCATTACCCCCGGCACCATCAGCGATGAAGCCTTGCTCGATGAGCACCGCGACAACCTGCTGGCCGCCGTACTTGGCGATGAACGCCTGTTCGGCCTGGCTGTGCTGGATATCACCAGCGGTCGCTTCAGCGTGCAGGAGATCAAGGGCTGGGAAAACCTGCTGGCCGAACTGGAACGGCTGAACCCCGCCGAGCTGCTGATCCCCGACGACTGGCCCCAGGGCTTGCCAGCCGAAAAACGCAAAGGCTCGCGCCGTCGCGCGCCATGGGATTTCGACCGCGACAGCGCGTTCAAGAGCCTGTGCCAGCAATTCAGCACCCAGGATCTGAAAGGCTTCGGCTGCGAGAACCTGACCCTGGCCATTGGCGCTGCCGGCTGCTTGCTGGCCTACGCCAAGGAAACCCAGCGCACCGCCCTGCCCCACCTGCGCAGCCTGCGTCACGAACGCCTGGACGACACGGTGATCCTCGACGGCGCCAGTCGCCGCAACCTGGAGCTGGACATCAACCTGGCAGGTGGTCGCGACAATACCCTGCAATCGGTGATGGATCGCTGCCAGACCGCCATGGCCAGCCGCTTGCTGGGCCGTTGGCTCAATCGCCCGCTGCGTGATCGTGCCGTACTGGAGGCACGCCAGGACGCAATCGCGCGCCTACTCGATGGCTACCGTTTCGAAACGCTGCAGCCACAACTCAAGGAAATCGGCGACCTGGAACGCATCCTCGCTCGTATCGGCCTGCGCAACGCCCGCCCACGCGACCTTGCCCGTCTGCGTGACGCGCTGGCGGCACTGCCCGAACTGCAGCAGGCGATGACCACGCTGGACACCCCGCATCTGCAGCAACTGGCCACAACCATCGCCACTTACCCGGAACTGGCCGACCTGCTGGCCCGCGCCATCATCGACAACCCGCCAGCGGTAATCCGCGACGGTGGCGTGCTGAAGACGGGTTATGACGCCGAGCTGGACGAACTGCAGGCGATGAGCGAGAACGCCGGCCAGTTCCTCATGGATCTGGAAACCCGCGAGAAAGCCCGCACCGGCCTGGCCAACCTCAAGGTCGGCTACAACCGCGTGCACGGCTACTTCATCGAGCTGCCGACCAAGCAGGCCGAATCGGCCCCGGCTGACTACATTCGCCGGCAGACCCTCAAAGGCGCCGAGCGCTTCATCACCCCCGAGCTGAAAGAGTTCGAGGACAAGGCGCTGTCGGCCAAGAGCCGTGCCCTGGCCCGCGAAAAGATGCTCTATGACGAGTTGCTGGAGCGCCTGATCGGCCACCTGGCGCCACTGCAGGACAGCGCTGCTGCCCTGGCCGAACTGGACGTACTGAGCAACCTAGCCGAGCGCGCGCTGAACCTCGACCTGAACCGCCCGCGCTTCGTCGACGAGCCGTGCATGCGCATCGACCAGGGGCGCCACCCGGTAGTCGAGCAGGTATTGACCACGCCATTCGTGGCCAACGATCTGGATCTCGACGACAGCCGACGCATGCTGATCATTACCGGCCCGAACATGGGCGGTAAGTCGACCTACATGCGCCAGACCGCACTGATCGTGCTACTGGCCCATATCGGCAGCTTCGTACCGGCAGCGGCCTGCGAGCTGTCACTGGTCGACCGTATCTTCACCCGTATCGGTTCGAGCGACGATCTGGCTGGTGGACGCTCGACCTTCATGGTGGAGATGAGCGAAACCGCCAATATCCTGCACAACGCCAGCGAACGCAGCCTGGTGTTGATGGACGAGGTCGGCCGTGGCACCAGCACCTTCGACGGTTTGTCACTGGCCTGGTCGGCTGCTGAACACCTGGCGCGCCTGCGTGCCTTCACCCTGTTCGCCACCCATTACTTCGAGCTGACCGTATTGCCGGAAAGCGAGCCTGTAGTCGCTAACGTGCACCTCTCGGCCACCGAGCATAACGAGCGCATCGTCTTCCTCCACCACGTTCAACCAGGACCGGCGAGCCAGAGCTACGGCCTGGCCGTGGCACAACTGGCCGGCGTACCCGGCACGGTAATCAGCCGTGCCCGCGAACACTTGGCGCGCCTGGAAACCACTAGCCTGCCGCATGATCTGCCACGCCAGACGTCCGGAAACAACCCGACGCCGATGCAGAGCGACCTGTTCGCCAGCGTGCCGCACCCGCTGCTGGAGGAATTGGGCAAGATCAATCCGGATGATCTGACACCGCGCAAAGCACTCGAGCTGTTATATAGCTGGAAAACACGCATCTAA